CATAATTAGTTCCCTTGAGCGTCTAAATCCCAATTTGCATTGGTTGGGGTTTGACCTTGACCAAATCCACCATATACATTACCTGAACCATATTTCATCATGGCTGGAATAGAAGATAAATAAGGGCTTCCCTGATTTTCTTTACGCAACATTTGAGCCATCATCATAGGATTCATACCGCCTTGAGTGGTTTGCCCAGCTTGCTGAGTCAATCCTTGAGCCTGTTGCATAGCCATATTTTGCATAGCTTGTTGATTTGCTATGTTTTGATAATACGGAGCTAACCCACCTAAGTCTTGTGGTTGAGCCATCTGTTGAATGTAGGGATTATACATATTCATGGTAATAGTCCGTAATCTACGACTTTATAGCCGTCATCTAGGGTTTTAACTGCGTATGGGAATACTTGTTCTACTTCTTGTGCCATGACACCAACATGAACACCATCACCTGCTAATGGGTGAGATTTGACCTCATCTTTGTATTCAAAGCTGTAAAGAGTCAACCCGTTGTCCATTACACCAATGGCTTTGATGTTTTCTTTTAGTCTGACATCAGAGAAAGCCATAATACCTGCACTACCCAATCCCATTAATCCTTGATTAAAGTTAGCTTGGGCGGCTTGTTGAGCGTTAAAGTCACCCATTTGGGCGTTATATCCCATCTGTGCAGCACCTAATATGTCAGGGCCTGCGGTAGTAGCTTGTTGAGCAGAATTAACGAATTGTGGGCCTTGCACCTGTGCGCCTGTACGCACCGCAGAAAGGGTGTTCAAAGGCTCGTTTCTAAGGTAGGCTTGTTCTTGCAATGCAGATTGACGGGCTTGCTGACCAACACCAAAGCCTTGGGTTGTGGCGGCAGCCAATAAATCGTTCTCACGCTGGGCTTGTTGCATCATGGCTCGGTCATAGGCTTCAGAACCAATATCGATGCCTTTGTTTGCAAGCTGTTGTTGTAACTGTTCACGCCCTTGTTGTAACTGTGGGGCAAGCCGTTGCATATAGGCTTCTTGGTATGTCTGACTAGGATTAAACCCTGTAGATGGTAATCTGCTTACATCAAACGGGGTGTTGAGCATATTCTCAACATAACCCAATCCTTGACCTGCAAGTCTGCCTAATCCAAGGCTTGTTTGGTTTTGATAATCAAGCAGTTGTTGTTGGGCGGGGCTTAAGGTCTGAGTAGCAGTCCAAGTTGGATTGCCATAAGGGTCAGCACCAGTAACAGCGTAGTTAAGATTGCCGTAAGGCGTGACTTGATTAACACGATTAGCCGCAGTTGCGACTCGTGCCGCTTCAATATTGCCTTGTGCTGTCTGTTGTGCCGCCCCCGCATAATCAGGGGGTGCAGGTGCGCTTGGCGCAGGCCCTAATCCTAAAAATCCACCACCACCCATACTATTCTCCCTTGTTTAAAGAGCATCGGATGTTAAGAAACCGACACTCCTCTTTTCTCATAGCCATAATTACCAAATCACCACTCATGTGGGCATCAGGTATTTCAGCTACAACCTTAAAGCCCAAATGTCGGTTTAACTTTAGGGCGTCTGTGTTATCAGCACAGATTTGCCCTAGTATAACGCTAACTCCTAGTTTATTAAAGGGGTAATCAAAAGCAGCCCATAATAAATCTCTACTCATCCAGTTCGTTTCAGCCAATGCCCCAATGTGCATTTCGCAGGCTTTTGGCATGAAATTACAATAACCAACTACAGCTACTAAATTACCATCTTGCATCTGACCGATACATTGGGTGGTTTCAGGTAGGGGAAAGTTAAGCACTCTAACCAGCCATTCCCCCAAATATCGCTGGTTTTCAGTCGTAACAGTTCTCACAATACCCCGCCAGCCTCCATTACAAAGTCGGTTGATGCCCAATGAAAATCAATGCCTTGGCTTGCCACATTCATGCTAACTGAGCCTGCATAGCCTATTCCTGTCACGCCTTGCCAAAACTTAGTCACAATTAGATTTCCACCCCAGTTGGTGTCATCCCATAATGATGTGTCCCAAACCCCAATATCTAGGGTAGACGGGTTAAAGGTAATTTGGCTAGTTAGAGGTACTGTATCAAAATCGGTACTGACACCGCATAAAACAGTCGGTAAGCCGTTATCGGTCTGTAGGATAGGGCGTACCATAGTAAAGCGTTTTTGTTGCCCTCTGCGGTCAAAATAAGAGTAGGCTTGCTGTACAAACCCACTAATATTGTCGGTATCGTCAGAAAATGAGTCATAAAAACGGGCTACATAGCCGTTTCCACCAAAATACATATCTTCACCGCTCATTTCCCAACAATTTGCGTCAATATTGGTAAATCTTGCCCATGACTTTGTAATGTTGTGCATGACATATTGTTCAGAACCCGTAGTTACAGGGATATTGACCAATAACATATTGTATTTGGCTAAATAACTCATTTGCCAGCCGTAGTTTGCAGAATAAAGGTCTGCTGCTTGGCTAATAGCAAAGAAAATCTTGTCTGTAATGTTAACTCGTGGGTCTAATCGGGTGGACTGTAATCCTGCCGATAGGGGCACTAAGCCATCTTGGGTTAAAAGTAGGATGTCACCACCATATTTAAACACGCATTTACGGGCAAAAGTCTGTCCAATGTTCCAAATACCAACCAAAGCCCAATCATTAGGGTCAGATGGGTCAGAACCCTTGTATACAGCCACTTCTCCGTTACTTGTAACGAATACGGCTAGGTCATCGACTCCGTAACCAGCGTCAATAGTCCATGTTCCCATCGCTTGTAGGTAGCCACCTCGCTTAAAGATGCCACCAAGAGGAAATGAAGTTACCGCCCCGTTTATTGAATCTACAGGCAAATACCAAAAGTTAAGGGAGTTTTCTTCTACAAAGTACAAACGCTCTTTAAACAAGTTTACATATGCAAATGTATTAGAATTTTTACCTGTTATGTAGTAATTAATAGTGTAAGTACCCATAATGGTTGCATTACCGCTAGGGGCAACCGCCATCGTATAGGTGAGGGTCGATGCACCCGTTACAGTAATGCGGTAAGTGCCGTTAAATTCTGCGGGGGTCGCACCTGCGACTGTAATCGTATTTCCAGTTACTAGATTATGAGGACTAGCCGTTGTTAGGGTAGCGGTTAAATTACCCGTTCCACCCCTAGTAATCGTAGAAATAGTCTGTGCGGTGCTTGTCGTAGCACTTCTTGACCATCTTGTACCATCATAAACAACCATGGGGTCAACATTGTTTACGGCTGGCATAAAAGAGCCGCCAGCGGTCGTAATCATGGCGTGAATCCATTTACCATCGGTATTGCCTGTAAGACTCGCTGTAGCCGTAGAAGTGCTTGTATCCCAAATAGTTGTTGCGGTAGAGGCAAACAACTTTGTCGTACTCGGACTTGAATAACTCATCAAGGACAAAACCTCACCAGTTATGCCCGTAGAAATCTTGGTATACCCTTTTCTAAGGGTTACATCGGTAGGCGTAGGGAAGAAATTGACCATCTGAACCGCATCTAATTGGTTCATTTCTGCCAAAGAATCCCTTGCGTTCCACCCCCCAATTGGGGATGGCAAGGAAGCGGTCATTGCCCGTCTTTGTTGAGCTACCGCCATTATGTGCCAAAGCCAGTGTCTGGAATGTTAGCGTAACCAATAAGCACCTTGGTTGGGTAGGGTGCAAAGCTAAGGTTAGCAGAACCTTTATCGTTGGCTTTGGCTACATTCAAATAGCGGAAATAGTCTTGTTGCAATGCAGTAGTGTCAAAGCCTTTAATTTGGAAATACTTAAGTTTTGTGCTTAGAACCATAACTGTATCGTCAAAAATGGTTGTATCGGTGTCAACCGTAAAGCTGTTTTTAACTGCACCAGCAGCACTTCTAGCCCAACCTTTTGAGCGGTATTCAAAGCCTAAATACTCTTGTGTGTTATATGGTGGCCAAATTTGGAACTTATCGCCTAGAATACGCCACCTAATGCGTGGGCCTGTCGAGATATAACCCGACTTTAGCCATTGCCATTGTTGGGCATTTTCAGGGCCAAGCATCTGCCAATGTTTCGTCTTATCCCAATGCGTATTGTCCGTAATGGCTTCAAAGTCATTAGGTAAAGGGTATTTGGTTTGTGAAAAGGTAAAAGTCACGCTTGTATATGTACCACTAGCTAACTGGCTCATAACAATGGTTGATAAACCTGTGCCTGAGTTGTAAGTTACGCTTGACACATAGGTATCTTGGTTAATGCCTGTTCCTGTAATGGTGTAATTGCTATTTAGGGCTGTAGCGTCACCTGTAACAATAATGTTATAACTAGCGTTGCTAACTGTATTGCCTGTAAAGGTTTGTGCATCGGTATAAAACCGATACTCCAACTGTAGAGCTTGCCAATCATATTCCTTTACCAAGTCATAACCAGTACGATTCATAAGGGCTAGAACCTGTTGTACATCCTGATTGGTATTACCCGCCACATAGGTGGGAATAGCAAGATTTAACTCGCTAGTGGTCTGTTGCACGAGTTGGAGCATCGTTGATGACATATTAAACTTCCTCTACGCTTTTCTTTTTGCGGGGTTTCTTTTCACCAACTGCCGCAAGTACAGCCGCCATTTGCTCCTGCATTAGGGCGAGCTTCGCATCAGTTTCAGCCTTAATTTTAGCAGTTTCCTCGTCTTTTTTGGCAAGTTCTTGCTTTAGCTGATTAATTTCTTCATCCCGTTTACTAGCGTCTGCGGTTTCGGTAGCAAGGTTTAAATAGCTTTTAGCCTTGTCCCTAAATGAATGAGGTTGCATACCCGCAATCATTCCAATGCGCTGTAACTGGTAATCTGAAGCATTAGCAATAGATTCGACTGTATAAAACTTGATACCTTTTAACTCTTGGGCTTGGGATTGACTGATTAAAGTCCATTGTTCTAAAGGTGTGCCCATCATATCGCTACTAGAGTCTTGACTAGCTTGATATTGAAGCCATTGCTTTGGAAAGCGTTGTGTGTGGCTTTCTCGTGCATAAGTGTCAATTTCAGTTAGGTTATCCCCAGCAAC